GGCGCGGTCTAGCTCGTTGGTCAAATCCAGCCGCTGCTCCATCGTCAGATCTTTCAGCCGCTCATCGAGCATCAGGCGACGATAAATTTCGCGCTGCCGCTCCCGTTGCGAGCTTGGCATGTCCATGAAGATGTCCGCCCAGCTCATGCCGGGGGCGATCTTATCCTTCAGCGACTTCAGCAGCTTCGCCAGTGCCGGGCTGTCCTTCTCCAGCAGCTTCGCCTTCGCCGCGGCATCGGCTTTGGCCTGCGTCGCCTGCTGCTGCGCCTGCCATTGCTGCATCGTCTCGCCCAAAGCCTTCCATGCCAGTGCTCGACCTTGCGCCCAGGCCTCCGGTGAAATGCCGGCTGCATCCGCCTCCTCATCCCAGACCTTCATCACCGCTTCCATGGCCTTCTGCGGATTGCGCAGCGCTTCCGCCCGCACATCCACCTGCCGTTGGCCGCTGCGGTCCATGCGTGTCGCCAGCGTCTGGCCATAGCCAGCTTGCTCAAAGCCACGCTGCACCGCCTGCTTCACCATGCCCGGCGCATAGGCCACCGTCGGCGTGGCCGGCATCAGCTCGTTCAGCCGCTTCTCCGCCTGCGTTTCGCTGAGGCCCGTCTCGATCAACATCGCACGCACCTGCTCACGGCCTGCCTTCCATGCCTCCTCAAACAGCGGAGCCTCTGCCACCTGATCCACAAACGTGCGGGCCAGCAGCTCGCCCATCTTCAGCGTCTCCGGCTTCAGTGCCTCGCCCTTCACCGCCGCGCCCAGCGTGCGCTTCAGGCTCGCCACGAGGGCGGCCAGCGCCGTCTGCGTGCCCGGCTTCACCTCGCGACTCTTCGCCCGCTGCATGAGCGCCCGCGCCACATCGTCGATCATCTGCTGCCGCTGCGTTTTGCCATTCACCAGCCCGGCCACCGCCTGCGCCAGCGTCACCCGCGGCTGCAAACGCGATCCCATCACCGCGGACAGGATGGCCTCGACGCGCTCCGTGATGTCGATGTCCGCCTTTTCAAGGATGGCCTTCACCTTCTCCACCACGCCACCGGCACCGCCTTCGAAACGCTTGTTCATCACCGCGTCGGCACGGTCCACCAGGATGCCCTGCGCCGCCATCACCGGGGCGATGGGCCGCAGGATCGTGTTGTTCACCACGCCACGTTGCCGCAACGCACGGGCCGGATCCGCAGACAGGTATTCCTTCGTCCACACACGAGCCATCCGCTGCGCCTGCACATGCGCCGCCAGCTTCCCGGCCTCCGTCTTCGCCTGCTCACCCTGCATCGTCAGGCGGGAAATCAACGTCGCCGCCGCAAACTCCGCTGCATCCAGCGGCAGCGGCACCGCCCGCGAGGCAAACGCATTGACCGCCGTTTCACTGCTCACCGAGTCCAGCCAAGCCGTCGCCTCCGCCGCCACATCCACATCCGCCCGCGGACCATTGATCACGCGCTGCGCCGCATCCGGGCTGGCAAAGCGAGCCTGCGTCTCATTGGCAGCCGGAGCATTGCCCGTGCCTACAAACCCACCCTGCCCCACGCTCACCGGTGCTGTGCCCTGCGGCAGGCCGAGGCGCACGTTCTGCGCGGCGTTGGTCTGCGGGCTCGTGATCTGTGCCCAGATGCCTTGCAGGTAGTCGCGAATGCCGCGACCAAACCGCGTCAGCATCGCCCGGCTCCAGTTGGTGAAGTCCGTGATGCCCTGCCGCAGCAAGTCCGTAGCCTCCGCGAGGATCTCCGTGTTCAAGAATCCCGCCGTGCGGCCGGAGGTGTCGAGGTTCTGGAACCCCAGCGTCCCCTGCGCCTGATTCGCCGCGCCTTCACGCGTGGCCTGGCCGAGCTCGGCCAGCACGTCCTCGCGCTGCGGCTTCGCCGTCTCGCCGCGATTGCGGGGGCGGGTGCTCGGTGCTACGTCCAGCAATGCCGCCCCGCCTGCTCCGCCGCTTCCGACCTCGCCCCGGCCCGGCGTGGCCGCTGGTGCTGCTGCTGGTGGCGTGGCTGCTGCTGTGGTGGTGGTGCGTCTAGGGGCAGAAGACGGGGAGAGGGGGAGACTTGGAGAGGGGGGGACGGTAGCAGCCGCGGGACTTGAACCCGCCGGAATGACGCTGGCTGCGCCAGGCTCCGCACTCCGCCCGCCTTGGGGCTGCTGTTGAAGGGCCTCGGACATTGGTTGTCCTACCCCCTCGGCAGGAACTTGAGATTCACCTGTGACCTGCACGCGCAGATCGGCATGCAGCGGCCAGGACTCCCAGCGATAGAGCAGCGCCTTGAGTTCATCGACGCGCTTGCGCACGCCTTCAGGATCTTTGACGTTCACGCCCAGTTTGCGGGCTTGCTCCGGTCGCTTGGCGGCACCTTGCACAGCGGCCACTTGTTCCTTCAGTCCGCGCTGGATCTCGGTGGCTTTCTTCGCCTGTTCCTCCATGCGCAGCATCATCGAATCATCCGCGCCAAACAAATCGAGCTGGTCAGCGGTCGGAGCCGGGCCGGTTTGCAATTCCAGCGCCCGCATCAAATTGACGGTCACGTCGATGGGCGTGCCACGGTTCAGTGCCGCGATGCCTGCACGTTGCAACGCTTCATTGCCGGGGGCCGTGCGAGCCACGGCCGCCGCTTGCGCATCCGTCAGCCGGCCGTTCTGGTGTAGGTCAAAGAGTTCCTGGCTTCCCTGAGTGCCGATGGCCCACCCAGTTTTGCCCGCAGCGCGTGCGAGTAATCCTCGGCTTTCTGCTTCGGTGTCCGTGGTGCCGCTGGCGCGGAAGTAGTTGGCAAAGTCTTTGGTTTTTCCATGACCGTCTCGGATGTTGAGTTCTGCATCAGCCGTCACCGCCATCTGAACGGTAAAGCCGTCGGCTTCGCGCACAACCTGCGCCGGAATTGTCTGCTCTCCCGTGCGTTTGGCAAGGTCAAAACGATGCCGCCCGCTGATCACCTCACGGCTGCCATCGAGCCTTTCCCACACAAGAATCGGCCCGGTGCCAAGTCGCTGATACTTCCCAGCCAGCGGCTCCACGACACCGGTCTCCTCGTCCGCATCGCTTTTGAATTGCGGCACATCCTTGGACAAGCGCAGCGCACTTACCGGCACCTCTTGCGTGCGCAGGCCATCAAGCTGTGAGTCTGGAGCGGTCACATCTGGCACAGGCATCTCATTGTCCCCCTGTCCGATAGTCTGATTGTCCGGCTGCGGCACCACCCGATCCGGCACCCCCGCCAGAATCGGCTGTCGCTGCGGCATCTCATTGTCTCCCTGTCCGATGGTCTGATTGTCCCCCCGTCCAGTCTCCAAATCCTGCACATCCGCCGCCGTCAGCGGCCCCAGATCTTCCGCCTCCAGTCCCGGCACCAGCGGCGGCACATCGACGGTGCCCGCCCGCTGCGCGATGCCCGGCAGCGGTGAAACAGGGGAGCCAGCGGCGGGAGTCGAACCCGCACCACCAACCGCATCCGGCACCGTTTGATCGGCCGGGGGCGTAGCAGTCCTGTCATTTACGCTGGCAGGTTGTAAAGGTTTGGCCGCATTGCTCACGGCTTGCGCACCGGCAAAGACGGTGCCACCGGCGGCCCCGCCGAGGAACTCCATGCCGCGCTGCTCGAGCATCTTGCGATCGAGCTTTGGCAGTTCCACGCCTGTGGTCGTAAAGCCGGGATTGTTGGGATCTTCGCTGGCAAAGGCACGCTTCAGCACATCCTGCGCGGCGCCGGTCACGGATTCCTCCGCGCCTTCACTCGTGATGCTCTTGGCCGCCTGCTTCAGCAGCTCGCCCATCGGACGACGGAATTGATCCATGAGCATCTGCGTGGACTCACGCCCGCCGATGCCGCCGAGCTTTTCCACGCCTGCTTCGACACCGCCAAACATCAGGCCCATGGCGAGCTGGCCCATCGGGCTGCTCACGCCGATCTCTCGCGCCGTGTCGATGCCTTCACCGGCACCGCTCAGGAAACCGATGGCACTCGGCACCGTCGCCATCGCCGCGCCGCCGCCGCCAGCCAGTGCCGTGGCGCCGCTGGTGGCCAGCATGGCAGCCCCTTGACCGATGCCGCTGCCGATGGTCTGCGCCTTGGGATTCAGCGGATTGGTCGGATAGACGCGCTGCGCTTCCTCCTGCACCAGTTCTGTCTGCCGCGCCACGCCTTGCAGGCCGGTGGAGATCGGCAGGCCGGTGATGGCTTGAAACGATTGCGCACCACCCACATCGGCCAGCTTCGCAGCACCGCCGAGCGCACCCATCACCGCATCACCCAGCGAGCGAAACGCAGCGACGCCTGCTGTGGCAGCAGTCGATTGATTCAGCAGGCGCGGATGCTGGCCGCCGAGCTCGTCAAACTTCTGGTCATAGAAGGCCACCGCCTGTTCCATGTCCGCCTCGCTCGGCGCACCGGAAAAGTCCACGTCATAGCTTTGCCCGGTCGTCGGGCTGGTGAGGGAATAGGTAGGCATGGCAGGTGGAAAAAGTCATTTCAGCGTGAAGCTAATGCCGCTGGCTGTTTTGCCAGTCGTGGGCGATGGCGGCACATTGCCGCCCGCTGGTGCAGCAGTAGCAGAACCGCCCGCCATCGCAACCGGCTCCCACTGATTTGTCTGCGGATTCCACTGCGCATCCACCTCTTGCCCAGCGGCATTGATGATGCGGCGCACCTGCGGCGCTCGGGGAGCACTCGGCGTTTGATCCAGCGGGCGCAGATCCATCATTCCCGGCATCGGCCCCATCGCGTTGGGATTGGTCCGTGGGCTCTCGATGGTGCCGCGATTCTCCATGAGCGGCAGGCGGTCAGCACCTTCACCGCGAGGCACCATGACATTGGTGCCAGGCACCGGCTGAAAGCTCAATGGCTCAGGGGGCTTTGCCATGGGCACATTGCCCATGTAGCGCCCATCGACATAAGTGCCCATGTAATTGGTGCCAGGGATCGGCACTTGGCCCATCATGGGCACTCGATTGCGGGCTGCCTCTTGGGCAGCCTGCTCAGCCATGAAGCGCTCAGCCTCGATCTGGCGCTGCTGCTGGAAGTTCCGCGCATCGCGAGCATCAGCAGCACCTTGCTGCATGCCAAACATGGTCATGCCCTGCTCAAAGTTCCGCGCATCGCGGGCATCCATCGCCTGCTGCTGTTGATTGAACATCATCTGCCCTTGCGCAAAGTTCACCGCATCGCGCTCGCGGGCAAAATCCTGCCCCATCTGCATCTGCCCCAGTTGCATGATGGCACGCGGATCGCCCTGGCGGCGCATTCGTTCGGCAATGCGAGTGATGTCATTGGCACTGCGGCCCACTTGGCGGCGGGGGCTGCCAGCCAGTCCCGTGCTCATTTGACGAGCCATGCCATTACCGAACGGCACCACGGGCATATTGGGAGTCATTGGCGGCGGCATGATGCTGCCGCTCTGCGGTGGCAAAGTCGTTCCGGGGCCAGTGCCAGGCTGCCATTTCACGCCGCCACTGCTGGAAGGCACCAGCATGCCGGTCGGCACATTAGGCGGTGATGATGCCTCTACGGGCGCAGGCCTTGCTTGTAACGGACCCACAAAATCGGCACCGCCAGGCCGCTGCGCCCGCTGCGCACGCATCTCGGCCATGCGTTGCTCCGCACGTTGTTGTGACCAGGCATCCAGCGCCACATGATCTTTCCACCCGTGTCCCGTGCCGATTTGACTACGTGCTTCTTGAGCAAATTTGCCAGTTCGTTCGACGCCGGCCACAGCATCGGCATAGGCAGCCATGCTGGCATCCGCCGCTTGATTTGCCGCCAGCCACTCAGGTGAACCCACTGGTAAATTGCTTCGATCCTCCTGATCTTGCAACATAAAGCCCTGCCAATTATTCGCACTTTTACTCCAGTCTGTTTTTGACTGATCCCAAAACGCAACATCCTGACTGAGGCTTTGATCCTTTTGGCGGTTGATCCGATCCTGATATTGATTCACAGGATTGACGGGCGGCGCGGCACGGTTGAGGGGAGAATTGAGAGGAGGAGCCATAAAAGGAAGCGGTGCGGTTAATTGCCAAGAATCTGCCCCTCCGGCATCGGCGGCGGCAGGGCTTCATAGGTCACGGTTTCGTAAAGGCCATCGCGTGGCACATCGGATTGCTCAATGCGGAAAATATGCTTCTGCCACGTCAGGAAATTCGTGCGCGGAAACACCTGCTGGCCCAGATCGGCATAGGCAGGTCCATTCGAAGTTCCAAGATCAGGCACAATTTGAGCTTCACTCAGTATCTCGGGAATGGTCACTTCGTCGTGCAGGCAGTTGAGATTGTTCGTCAGGCGGTTCCACACGTAGCGCACCGGCTGCGGCATGGGACGCTCAGCAAACAGGCCGGTGATGAGGCCCGGCGTCAGGTAGCGGCGCACGATCACCTGCGTGGGGATGTTGCCACCTTGCACCAGCTCATAGCGATCCAGCATCAGCACCCGGTTCTTGTAGTCGGTCAGAAAGGCACCCCCGCTCAGGCCCGTGCTTTCTTCGTCTTTTTGAAACCCCTTCATGGCGTAAAGGTAGCGCAGCACATCCGGCCACGTGTAATCCATCCAAATGGTCTTCTCGCTCCACGGCGTCAAAGCATTCACCTTCAGCGAGGTGGCAGGCGGGGCAAAATCAAAGCCTAGATAGCCGCTGCCCGCCGGAGCCGGGGCAGTGAGCACATAGTCAGCATAGCCCGCCGTCAGCACATCCGAGCTCGCCACGTTCAGCGCCGCGATGAAGGCCGCCACCGTCATGCCCTCGGTGATCGACGTCGTCGCACGGATAAACTCCTGCCGAGCGCGCAGCCGCACCACCCGCGTGCCCAGGTGAGGCGTCGGCAGCAGTTCAAAGGAAGTCGGCTCGCGAGGTTCAAGCATACAGAGGAAAGGTCAAAGGTCAGGACACCGCCGAGCAGATCACGCTCCAGTCCGGTCGTGCCGGCACATGGCTGAGCAGGCCGCCGGTTTGCACAAAGGGCCGCACGCCCCATTTCTCGCCGTTGTGGCGCTTTACCGGCGTGGCCGCCAGCGTGTCTGCTACGCGGATGTCCACCGCCGTGGCCGAATACAGGCCGCCGCTCAGCGTGCCCGAGGTAGGCACCAGCGCGACGCCGCGTCCAAACGTCTCGTGCGATGTCAGCTCCGTGCCGCTGGCCACCGCCACGCCGCCGAGGCCCACATTGCTCGAATGGATGTTCCGCCACATGCCCAGCGCATACGTCTGCTCGATCACGCACAGCGGATGGTAGCCGTAGGCATAGCCCGTCAGGCTGGAAGCCGTGGCCGTGGCATTGGCATTCGCCGCGCTTGTCGTCCATGCCCCCGTGCTCGAATCCCACGCACTGCGCCAAAGCTCCAGCACCGTGCTCGATTTCACCGCCTGGATGAAGCTGCCCACCGGCACGCCCGGAATCGCCACCGGCATCCCGGGATAGCAGCCCGTCGTCGAGGCCACGGTGACCTCATTGCTGCTGGTGCTGGTGGAGACGCTCGAAAGCGTGACCGGCGACAGCACGCTGGCTAGGGAAGTGATCTCGCGGGAATCGCGATCAATGATGTCGTAAGTGATGGCCATGGGTCAAGGGCAGGTGGAAGGTTCAGCAGGGACAGGAAACGGATTCTTCGGCGTCGTCAGCGGTGCCACGACATACAGCCCCCAATACACACAGCCCGGCAGCAGCAGGGCGGAGGCGAGAAGCAGGAGCGGTTTCATGGAGTGGTGGATGAGTGGATGGATGGATGAGTGGGGTCAGGTGGTCAGGCAATGCACCACGGCCTCGCTCAGCTTTTGGCAGGCCAGCAGCATCATCTGCTGATCCTGCATCCGGGCACGATCGGCAGCGTGGTCGATGAAGCCGAGTTCAATGAGGCAGGCACGCGGGAAACCGAGCACCGCCAGCCGCGAGTGCTGGCTCTGATTCTCGGTTTTCAGCCCGCGGTTCTTCGTGCCGAGGCTGCTCACGATGGCGTCATTGCAGGCCTTGGCCAGCGGCTCATTGCTGGCACCCCGGTAAAACGTCTCCGTGCCGTTTGCTTTGCCATCCGCGGCGTTGCAATGCAAAGACAGCAGCACATCCCCGCCATACTTGTGCGCAATGGGCACGCGATCACCGATGCCGCACACATCGCTCGAGTTGATCCGCGTGCGGATGACTTTGCAGCCGAGCGCCTCAAACTGCACCTTCAGCTCATTGGCCCAGTCCATCACGATGCCAGCCTCCGTGATCTCCTCCTTGCCCACGCGAACGGTGGCACCGGGGTCATAGACACCGGGCTTGCGATTTCCCATGCCGTGGCCGGCATCGAGGATGATGGTGAGTTTGCGAGGCATAAAAGTCAGTCGATCTTCCCCACCAGCCAAAACACCACGAACACGCACAGCAGCATCGCCAGCAGCGCGGCGATGGCTTTGAGCGTTCCGGTGATGAGGACGGCGGCGGTCATAGGGGTTCAGGCTTTGGGCATGCTGGCAGCGGCCACCAGCTTTTCTTGGAGTTCGCGTTGCAGTGCACGAGCTTCCACCCACAGGGTATCTACTCGCGTGTATTTCAAGGCATCAGTGAAGGCTTGCCAGCGGCCTTGGATTTCATCCCGCTTGTCGCGCAGCCCGGCCTCATAGATCGCCTCGGCGGCATCGGCAGGCGTGGCCTTCTCCGGCAGGGTCACGAGGATGTCACGAGCGCCGCAGCTCAGCATCCACAGCACCATGCCATCATGCGCTCGGGAAGGCCCGAGGCATTCAAAGCCCAGCGATGTCATCAGTTCAGCGGCGTTCATGGCATCAAAACCAGCGGGTGAGAAAGTTCTGCGTGGGCGAAGCGGCCGTTGGTAGTTCGGGCTTCAGCCCGTCCGGCTCCGGCTGCACGTTGATCGGCTGCTTCGCGCTCGTCTTGGGACGGTTCTGCTCGGCGGCGTAGGCTTGCAGAAAGGCGGACGGTGCCTGCTTCCCCAGCGTCTTGCCACCATCCACCAGCACATTCGTCCAGCCTTTGGAGTCGAGTCCCATGAACTGGCCGTTGGTGCACGAGGAAAGGCAGGTCAGCGTGCAGCCGATGAGGATCAGCTTCGAGATGAAGCTGCCCGGCCCGGTGAGGTTGCTCTTCGGATCGCGAGCTTGCAGCAGCCCGAGGCCCATGAGCACGACGATGGCCTTGTCGAGCTGCACCTGATACTCTGGCAGCCAAGTGCTGACGATGATGGCGACGATGCCGACGAGGCCCGCCAGCGAGGTTTTCCAGTTGGTCAAAATGTTGTCCATGGGATTGAGGATGAGATAGAGGTTGTCGATGTTCTGGCGGAGCACGCTCACCTTGCGGCGACGGCGTGCGAAAGTGGTGATGGTCATGCGGTCACGGGCCCTGCGGAATCTCTCCGCAGGTTTCGGCGTCTTTCGGAATGATTCGGAAATTCGCGGCAATCTGCCAGGCCTTGCCAGCCTTGACCGGCGCGGGCTCGATCATGCCCTGCTCGATGTAGTTGAGCACCGTTCGCTCATCCACCTTCTCGCGGGCGGCCACGTCTTTGGTCGTCAGCCAGGTGCGGGCAGTGGCGGCTTCCGCAGCCGCCTTGTCATGCTGGCCCACGTTCACATTTTGGGAGACGCCCTTGAGCCCATGCATTGTCATCTGCATCTTCAACACAGCAATGTCGCGGTCGTGGGCCAAGATGGTGTTAACCGTCCAAACAAAGAACAACGGAGCAGCCCATAGGGAAATCTTGAACACCCACCCATGAACAGTCCCCAGTTTGATGATTTCTTCGTTGTCCTCCATGATGCTCACGGCATTCCTGCGGGTAATGCCAGCAGTCCGGCATCGACCATTTGCTGCCAGGACTTCGACAGTCCTTTGAAGAAAGCGGGGAACTTGTCCCAAGGGCAGAACGTCCGCTCCGCCACCGTGGGCAGCACGCGGGTGGCCTCGATCCACGCCTCGAGACCGGCAATCGTGCCCGCCGGGATGTAGCCTTGGGATTCATACGGCAGCAGCACATCGGCGAGGCCGTTGATCTCCGCCTGCGGGTGCATCACCAGCGTGAACTCATCCGGCACCACCAGCCACGGGGAACCATTCAGCGCCGTGATGACCTCAAACGCATCCTGCCGACCATCGGTAGGTTGCAGATGACGTGGCACGGCGAGGGCAAACAGCGCATCGCTCAACACCAGCGCGTTGGTTTCAGTAGAGGCTGGAACGTAATGCGTCATTGAGCAGCGGGGATGAGAGTGCGGCCAAGCGTGGCCAGTGCGGCAAAGTCAGCGCCAGGCCCTTTGTCCTCGGACCAGACGGCACCGATATAAAAACGCGCGTTCTGCGACCAAAAAGGACCACCTGAATTGTAACCAATGCCGATGCGGTTGATCGTGCAGCTATTGACCACACGCGTGCCAGTATTGGTCGTGAGCCGGTTGCTGATTTTATTGCCGCCACTGCCTGCGGCCAAGATGACCGAATACACATTGGTATTGGTGCTGCCAATGGATGCCTCGGTGCCAACAGCATTATCCTGAATCATTGCGGCGATCGAGCTGCCGTAGTTGAGAATTTGTCGCTCTTTCAGCAGCGCATCGTCTCGCGTCATGATCGGCACAAAGGCATAGCCCGAAGAACTTGAAACCGTCCACAAGGTAAAATCTGTGCAAGCAATGCTCAAGCCTGTGACAGACATGGAAGTCGTCGTGAATCCAGCACCCGGCGCATAGAGATAATAATCCCCATTGGCATCTTTGGCGATTTGCGGCTGGGCAGCGGTGGTGCTTTGACTGACATTCTGCCCCGCCCCACTTTGATCCGCCACCGTATGCGCAAAGCCATTGCCCGCACCGATGAACGCCAGATAACTCGTTTCATCAAACGAGCCATCCGCATTGAACCCGATCCACTGCAACGTGCTATCACTGCTCCGCCGCACGCGAATCCCATTTCCCATGTAGCTGCTCAGCAGCCGCTTGAAGGGCGAATACAACGCCACGAGATTGGTGGTGTAAGCATCCAGCGCCCCGACGAAGGACGCGCCGCCCGGTGCCGTCCCGTAACCGATGAACCGCTGGCGGGCCAGCGGGTTCACAAGCTGCGAGGGGCTGCGAGGCAGGTGCGTCATGGGCTTAGGCGAGAACGCGTTTCCAGGCGATGTAAGAAGCGGTGCCGCTCATGGCGGCGACGCTGACAGCGCCGACATAATCGGTGATGTAGATGAAGCCGCCCTTGCCATCATCGGCAGCCGATCCGGCTTGCAGGATGACGTTGAAGCTGGTCGTGCTGGCGGAAGCTCCGAGCTTCACGGCCAGCGCGGCATCGTCGAGGTTTTGGATGAAGCCCACTTCACCTTTGGCGAGCGTGAAGACGGTGCCGTCGGCGGTGGCTTTGGTAAAGCTGCTGGGGACGCCAGCGCCTTGGAAGTTTTTGGTGTCAATGGTGGTCTGCATGGCGGTCAGCGGATGGCGGTGGTGTGCCGGGTGGCGATTTGAGAAAGATGGAAATCGAGCAGCTTCTGGATGCTCTGGCTGGTCTGCTCCTGGGCTCCGGTGCGCAGGTAGGCCTGCACGATGGATTGCCGCAGAGGGATGTTGAGGAACGCGGGCACCTTCAGGACGGCCCATTTGCTGGCGGCGAGATCCGTGGCAAAGGTGCCGCTGGTGTGAGCGGTCAGGCAGTAATAGCAATCATTGCTCTCAAGCCGCACATCGCCGACGACATACGCGGTGCTGGTGGCCCAGGCGGTGCTGGAGAACACGGGCGGCGACTCAATGTGAGCCACCCAAAGCGTGGCATCGGTCACGGTGTCCGGCACGATGATGCCGCTGCCGGTGACGGTGTAGTCGCGCGGCGTGGGATTGCTGCTCTTCCATGGGTGCTCTTTGGTCACGCCGAGGATGTGGCAGGCTCCCCAGTAGCCCGCGCCCACGGTGTCGAAATCGATCACCTGCGAGGTCACGGTTTCGGAGGTGGCCTTGCGCAGCTCAGGCCAGCCGTCGAGGTTCCACGGGTAGGCGTAATTGAGGGCGGTGTTGATGTAGGAAGTGAACCGCGCATTCATCGCGGCATCTTGGGCGGCGAGCAGGCCGGCATCTTCAATGCAGCCATCGCGCAGGGTCTTGAAGGCGATGCCGATCATGCGGCCACCCCCATCCCATACTTGCTCCCGATGACGATGGCAGGCGCGGCGCCGGGGCTAGTCTCCATGTCAGACGTCCAGCCGCTGCGGGGCTTGGCGCTTTGATACTTGACGACGGTTTGCGTGTTCTTCTTGGCGTAGTCGCGGCGAAACTCATCCTCCGCCCACACGTTTTGGCAGCCCAGTTCGTTCCGGCCTTTGTTGAGCCAGTAGAAGTAGGAATTGGAATCGATGCTGCTCGAAATGTAGCCGAGGCCATCGACGGCGGCACTGCGGGCATGAGCCACTTCACTGCGGCTCTGCTCCTTCTGCATGGCCCAGTGCTTCTGCAATTCCCAGCCCGTGCGAAACTCCTTCTCGACAGCGGCCACCAGCGCGGGTCCACCCTGCGCGTGCAGCTCGGCAATGAGTTCTTCGGAGTCAAACATGAGTCAGGAAAAGGTGAAGCAGACGATTCGAGCAGCCATCGCCAGCCCCTGCTGCGGCCCGGTTTGATCCGAGTCGCAGCAGGTTGTGCTGTGAGGCGTTTGGGTTTGCCGTCATTGGCGACGGCAAAGCATTAGATCAGCGCGGCCACGTCGATGATGCGCAGGAAGATCTCGGCGACGCCTGCGGTGATGTCCGACGGGGCACCGGTGGCGCTCTGCGTGGTGAAACGGCACTGAAGCGTGGCTGCGCTGGTGCCTTCGACTTTGTTGGCCGTGACACAGCCAGCGGCAGCGGTGAGTTGCGTGTCGCTCTTGCAGCTCGCAGCGGCAAGGGCCAGCGCAGTGTTGCTGCTGGTGCCGACGCTGAGCGTGAGCGTGCCAGTGGTGGCAAAGGCCGTGGGGATGTTCACCGCCACGCGGTCCACCTGGTAGCGGGCCGGAGTGGTGCCGAGCGTGACCGTGACGGTATCGCCCTGCGTGGTCCAGGTGCTGGTGTTGATGATGTCAAACGGCACGCGGAAGGCGTGCGTGAAGCCGGTCTGCGCGGCGACTTCCGCCGAGAGAACGGCGATCTTGACGCCATTGCTGGCGCTGGTGGCGGTGGAGAGGGTAACTGCTTGGTCAGCCATAAAAGTGTCCTTTCAAAAGAGGGGGTGAAAATGAATCTGCGGGGGAAGAAATCCGGGGCCGCGCTCTTCACGCGGCCCCAGTGTCAGGGTTAGCTGTCGGCAGTGGCGGCGAACTTCGCGAGGCCGAGCGGGTTCTTGACCGCGAGGCCAAAGATGGCGCTGATCACGCCACGCGGGCCACCGTCCAGGTCAGGCAGCGCCTTGTAGGCCCACTGCTTGTTGAACTTCAGCTCGAGCATCGAGGGGTCGATGGCGTAGCCGCGGCGGGCATCGGCCGCACCGGCGGAGAAGCCGAGCCAGTTGGACAGCACGAGGTCGTAGGTGCCGAAGTCACCGGTGAAGCTCTCGATGGTGTCCTGCCACTTGGTGCCGGTGCCGCGATTGGTTTGCAGGATCGCGGTGTTGCTGGCGACGGTGGGCTGATAGCCGACCATCTCGGTGAAGCGAGCCTTCAGGCTGGTGCCGCACACGAGCATGTAGGTGCCGCGTTTGCCCGTCTGGGCATACTGGCTCTTCATGACGTTGTTCACGACGGCGCGGGTCACGCTGGCGAGCGCGGTGGCATCGATGCTGGCAGAGGGCGTGCGGAAGGCGGAGGGGACCGGCAGCACAGCCTGCGCGGTGCTGAGAGCCCACTTGCCGAGGCCGCGGGTCTTGTAGGGCACCGTGCCGTTGTCGGCCTGCGCTTCGTTGTCGCTGCCGAGCGTGGCTTCGACATCGCGTTTGCACTCGATGGTTTTCTTCGCGATGGCACCGGCCATTTCGGAGGCGAGGCCGGCCACGTCGGACACGTCCTGCGCCATCTCCGTAACCATCGGGGTGCGGCGCACCTTCTGGACGTAGTTGGAAAGCAGGCCGCGATTTTCGGCGGCGTCTTCGTAGGTGCTGACGTCGGCACCATCGACAACGCCGTCGGTGCTCGGGGTGGCGTAGCTGTCGGCCTGCCAGTCAAAGCGGGTCTTGACGGCGGCTTTCCCTTTCGGGATGGCGGAGAGCAAAGGATAGTCCTTCGCGTCGATGTTATAGATGGCGTCGGCGAGGTCTTCGCGGCGTCCCACTTGGGTGCGTTCAAAGGTGGCGGGCATGATCTTGGAAAAGGTGAAGTTTGAGGTTCAGGTTTTCCGCGAAAGGTCCGGGCCTCACAGGTCAGGCGGCATCCTTCAGACTGGCGACCGTGCTTTGCGCGAGGCTCATGGCGAGATTGGCAAAGGGTGCGGGCTGGTCCGATCGGGAGGCCTGGCGGCGAGCAGGCGGCGGGGGAGCAGGCGGGGCGACTTTCTTGGCGACGCTGGCGGCGGCGGGCTTGCCGCTGCTGCCTTTCTTCACGAGTTCGTAGGCACCGCTTTCGAGCAGCTTCGCCACGGCGAGGCGGCCCAGAAGAAGGGCACGCTGCGGGCTCAGGCTGATCTCGGGATGCTCGGACTCGATCTCTTTCACGAGGGCATGGCGGCTGCTGGCGGCATCGAGCACGAAGGGATACTTCTTGCTGGCGATGGCCTTGGCATCGGCTTCCTTGGCCAGGCGGTCCTTCAGCACGCTGCGGGCTTTATCGGCCTGCTTTAGTGCCTTCTCCATCTGGCGGCGGTAGGAGCGCACTTGCTGCGGGGTGTATTCCACCTCGTTGCCTTGCGCGTCCTTGCCGATGTAGCCTTCCTGCTCGTGATCCTCGGCCCACTCTTTGGCTGCCTGCCATTGCGCTTCGAGCTGGGTCAGATCCTTTTCCGTTTTCACGGCCTCGAATCCTTCCGGCATGCCATGGAGCGGCGTGCCTGCTGTCGTGCTTTGGCTTTCCAGCTCGTGCACACGGGCTTGGATTTTCTCAAGCTGCTCGCGCAGTTCGCGGTTTTTGGCCCGCGTCTTGAAATTGTCCTTCTCCAGTGCCTTGAGCTTGGCGGCGGCCTCCTTTGTGTCCTCGGGAGCGTCGTCATCGTCGCCTGCTTCCCCGTCGTCCGCATCGTCGTTGGATTCGTCAGCGTCAGAATCGTCCTCGGCGGTCACCTCGGCAGAGTCATCCTCATCGTCGGGCAGGATCGCATCGCGTTCCTGATTGGTCCCGTCCGTGCTGTTGGACTCATCGGCGTCATCGGTGCCCGCGTCGTCGTCATCGTCGGCTGTCGAGGTGACAGGTGGAGACTTCGGTTTCGCGGCGGCTTGTGTCGGCTGGCTTTTGGCCTTCGCCTTCACCGGCTCTGTCTTGACTCCTTCCGCCTCACCCATCGCGGCCAACTGCTCGGCAACCGTGTGGCCGGCCAGTGACTCAAAAAGGGACAACGGAGATCCGTCAGGACCGCCCTGAACGCCAGCTTCTACGGGTGCGTTCGAGCCCGTGCCGCCTGCGGAGGCGACATCACCCGCCGCCGATTTAGCAGCCGGTGCGTTTGGAACCGCATGAGATGAGATGAACATAAGACGTGCGCCCTGCGCACGCCGCCACTGCATCACACCGCCCGCCTGCCGACAATCTCACGCGCTCCCGGTTTGCCCTCGTTTGCTACCGTTTGCCATGGTTTGCGGGCGTTTGCGGTTCAGTTTTCCGCTTTAGCCTCCGGCTTCTTCCTCGCCGTGAGCCGGATGATGTCCGCTCGCAAGTCCTTCAGGTATCGCGCCGCACCGCTGGCCTCATCGCGGATGCGTGACTCTTGATTGCGCACGGTCATCTCGGCATGCGCTTCGGCGATGAAGCACTCCAGCAAGCTCATCACAGCCCGCATCTCCCGCGTGTCATGCGTGGCTTCGAGTGCATCCGCAATCTGGCCTTCGGTCAAAGGACCGGCCTCCATGCAGGTTTCAATGAGCAGGCGCTTGGGTGGGCGTGGCATGAGGTTTTCGGGTTCTGGGTTTAATCACAGGAATGGGGTTCTGGATAATCAGCGTTCACACAATCCTCCGCGAAGCGTTTTGCGACGGTGACTAGGCCGCGAGGTGAGTAGCGTTTGCCGTGAAAGTTACGGGCGTGATACTGTCCGCCACAGGCAAAGCGCAGACTGGTATGGTG